ATTTGTGTAATTCAACGTGCCGGATATAGTGATATCGAAAAACAAGACGTAAATTATGAAAAAATGATGACCGATCTGGTGAAAAAGAGGCCTCCTCCTCAGCCAAAGCGTTGGTAGAGTTAGTCATCCGTTAAATATCGATCCACGACCCACCACCCAAAATCGCGATCACTTGGATAATGATGTCCCGCCATAATTCGAATATTCGCACATTTCGTCGCAATTTCCATGACTGCCTGTGTTTTTGCCGGAAATCGTCGGGCGAGTATTTTTGCTAAATAATACGCCTGAACTGCGTGTCCTGACGGGTATGCGGGTGTTGCCGCTGACTCAGAGTGAAGCAGCGTCCCATTTTTTTCGTTGATGAGTTCAGGTGCGATTTGTGCGGGGCGAGCGCGATTGTATTTCCATTTCAACATTTTAGTAACAAACATAACGCGGCTGCTCGTCATGATTTTGTCCATTTCTTCCACCGTCATTTCGTCGGGTTTGATTACATTCGTAAAAGCGGCTGCAGGATTCATGTCGGTCATACGAAAAAATGCGACGTCACTCGGCATACGCTTCATAATGTATTCGGTGACAACGATATTCACTTCATCGCGGCTGTCTGGAAATGCTTTTCCGATTCCGGGTATCGAGAGATTGAATGACGGATACCACCAGTAGTATCGTGTAGGTTGGACGAGAAGAACAAGAATATAAGTAATCAATAACGCAACAAAGATGCGAAAATTGTCGGGATCTCGTTCTACGATCTTATAATGATAGTTACTAAATCTTTCACGTAATTCCATGACAGCGCCACTTTCTTTTTTAGGTGGAGGCAGGCCGACCCATTTCCGAAATTCATTCCATTCGGGTATTACAATCATTATTATAATATATATTACTTGAAGCATATATTATATGTGCGAACTGGCGATTTCGCTGCGTGCGACGGGACGTTATTTATACGCGGAGAGGGGTGGGGAAGCCGACGAGGTTGGCACCGATACCGAAGCCAGCACCGGTTCTCGCAGAAACAGCAAGGCTAGGAACATAGGTATCCAGAATGCTGAAAGTAGCAGCGGCAGTAAGAGCGATCAACGCGACCTCATCGAAAGAAAGGCTGCGTTTAGGGATGGCGTAGGCGGCGATGGCGACCATGACACCTTCCACCAAATACTTAATAGTTCTCTTCACGAGTTCGCCTAAATCAAAAACACCGGACATTTGGATGATTTATTATAAATACTGATAAGAAATTAATATTCGCGATGTCTGTCTATTTTCGCCAAACATTAAATAAACGTGGAAAACAAATGCGTTAAAACACTTAAACAACTATGTTATACTATATTATAATTCCTTATTGTCGGAAAATGTCATCGCATACAAACCCACCATCTGGCGTAGAACTCAAGCATACGAAAACCGGTGATGTAAATCCTAAATACATCGATCTCCTTGAAGAGGATAAGCCGATTGCTGGACAGAAGTTCGCATGTCTTTCTTTTGTCTCACCGGAACATATTTTAAAGCAAAAGGATCATTTCTTCTTCGAAAAGTTCCTTCATTATTGGGACTATCAGAAGTCGATGGAGAAGTTTATTCAGTTTCTTAATTTCGTATCATTTAAGTATCATGTCAGTTTTGACAAGATGTCTGCCGATTTTCAAGAATTCGCTAAAGAAGAGAAGGAGATCCTTCAGAAAACGAACATCTATGACGAATACAAGACATTTTTGGATAAGCATGAGGATGACCTTGAAACCGAGTTCAACGAAAAGCATAACTTCCAGACGTCGGTGCGTGGTTTGAAAGTTCGCGGCGTCTTTGGATCTCAGAAGGAGGCAGAATTACGTTGTCAGATGTTGCGTGAGGTGGATCCGAACCATGATGTCTTCGTCGGGCCTGTAGGTATGTGGGTGCCGTTTCACCCTGACGCATATAAGACTGGACGAGTCGAATATATGGAGGAGACCTTGAACCAGTTGATGGCGGAGAAGAAGAAGAACGAGGAGCAGGCGAAGACCGAATTTGACAAGCGCGTCAAGGAGACGAAAGCGAAGGCGATTCAAGAGAACATCAAGCTGGCGAAGGAGAGTGGGAACAAGCTCACGCAGATGTTGGCGAAGGATGGCGAGACGTTGGTGGATGCGAAGCCGAAGGAAACGAGCGGAGCGAGTGCGGGCGCAAGCGTTGGTGGCGGTATTTGGAATGACGGTGATGATTCATCGTCTCTCTCGATGACTGTCGAGGAGATGCGCAAGGAGCTGTTCGAGAGCGATGATGTCGTTATGGATAAGAATAGCGATCACGGGTTGTCGCGGTTGTCATCGTCGGGCGCGCCAGAGGCGAAGGAGATGGATAACGTTGATTAGTATTTGAATTAGTTCACTAAGAACAAAAAAATCGATTATTACTGTGTCAGGTTATACTGACTGTGCGACACAGTAATAATAATCTTTGAAGACGGTCTTGTCTTTCACGCTGCGGCTCATTTTGGCGGTGGAGAAGCCTTCAGCAGCGGCTGCTTTGGCGATCGTATCCCATGTTTTCAAGACCTCGTTGGATCCCACTAGCTTCTTTTCTACCTTTTTACCTGTGGTTGAAATTTGGACACTAATCACCGGATTGGCCTGTCCTTGAATAATGGCTTGTGTCATCGTGTAATAACTCTCTTTCAGAGCGAGACCATAAAACCCTTCATTGCCGCAATTTTCACTCCATACAGTCGCTTTCAGAGCATTCGGGCACGCATTTAGGTATGTCTTCAGGTTCTTCATGTCGTTTTCACTTAATGTCTTACTTACACTAAGTTTCCATTTTTGATATTCCTTCAATAACACAGAATTGAGGATTTTTCCTGTGTCGGAGAATTTACAGCATTCGAATAAAAAGGTTTCAACATTATATTGCTCTGGGTTTTCAGCGGGATTTGAAATCATTTTCTTATATTCCACCGTTTTCAATTTGATACCTTGGTAGCCATGAATATTTTGGATACGCTTGGGTTTGAATCGGACATCCATATAATGTTTCAACGCGTGGAAGGTTTCTTTCGCTGGTTTCGTATGCGACCATAGACGGAATCGACCTTCAAGATTCACCGACTCTTCTTCGACATCTGGTCGCACGATACAGCATGTCGCGACGAACTCGTCGAACTTTTTCGTCATTTCATTCTCAGGAAGAAGAATGTGTTGGGTGAAGGGTGATTCATTTTCGGCCGCGACGACTTGGAGTGCTTGAGATTGTTGCGCGGTCTTCTCACGGAGTTCGTTGTTTGCTAGAGTGAGTTCGTGGATCGTATTCTTTTTTGATTCGAGGTCGCTGACGAGTTTCGCATTCTCGGCTTCCAATTCTTCGTTTCGCTGAAGCAGTTTGTTGAAATTTTCCACATTATACATTCTTGAGTGGATGATATCCTCGATATGTTTTGTCAAGCGGGCAATTGTGAAATTGGTGTTATCGTATGCGATGATTTCGGTTTTGTTTTTACCGGCGACTTCAATCGTGCGGAGTTGGCGCTTGATTTTTGGGTGGACTTTGATATGGTTTTCAATTTCGACTTTGTTATGGACTCTAAATGCTGCGGCGAGGATGAAGTTCGTGTATTTCTTATGATGGTCGGCAACGCGGGTGGCGAGGTTGTTGGTGTGGCCAAACTTGATGAGTTTCTCATTTTCGGCGTTGGTGTTGTCGATGGTGCCGAAGTAAATACATTCCGTGTTAACTGGGAACTGGCTGATGAGGGTTTTTTGAATTGCGCGTTTCTTTTCTTCGGTCAGGGTTATGGTTGCTTGGTTGAGGGTGGTGGTGGCTTGTTCGAGCTGGGCGTTCTTTTGTTCGAGTTGGGCGCGGAGTTCGCTGGTTTGTTCATCAATACTTCGAAGAAGTAGATCTTCTAATGATAAATAATAGTCATGGATTTCACCGGCTTTCTTGGTCTGTGCTTTCAAGCATAGTGATTTGAAGCATCGAATTGTGAGTTTGATGGTTTGCTTGTTTTGACCTCCATTTTTTGGTTTAGATGGAATGGTTGATTCAGTTGGTTGTTCTTCATCACTACCACCTGACACATTTTCTGGTTGTTCTGATTTTTTAAATTCAGGAATAGATACAGTATAATCTACGTTAATTTTGAAGTTTTTTTCAAGCAACGTTCTAACATTTATTTTCTGCGCGAAACCCAACCATTTCCATACATCGTCCAAATCAACCACAAAGTCACTATTCTTATCAAAATTCAGATAACAATAAAAACTACTGACAAACAATTGCTGTTCGAATGTGCTGAAGTTTTCTTGAATCTTCTCTAGCAGAAGGTTGTTGTATTTACGAGACAACTTTGTAACCGGGTTTTTCTCGATGAGTTCAACAATGTTTAGGGTTGCAGAAGAGGATGCGGATGCAGAGGAGGACATCGTTATGATTGTATGTTATACTATGTATATACGGATGTCTTTAAGTTAGTTTCGCTTTATGGATGTAAAGCGGTTTTTATGAAAGCGGTTCATAATAGATTAGTTGCTTTTGTTAATGAAAAGCAAGATTTATTATTAAATTGCTAATCTGGCCAAACCGCTTTTGTCACAACAAAAGCGGTTTCTATTAAATACTAATTGCGGAAAGTTGCTCTCACGATGGCGAGAGCAACTTTCCACTCACCACTTACTCTTCTTCACATTTATCTTCGGTCCCTTGCTATTTTTCGCAGCATTAGGGTCATAAGACTGCTCGCCTTCGTCGTCAGAACCGAGATTCTTAGATATTTCCCAGAACTCCTTACTGCCGAGCTTGAATGGCCCGTGCTGCTGTGCCTTATACCAGAAGATCTGGTCTTGTAATTTGTTCGATTTCGCGTTGTTATTGATGACCAGACACTCATAATTCTCGGTGCACTGGTCCATGACCTGACAAAAGCTCTCAAAAGTGGGGAACATACCCGCATAATTGTCGTAGATTCGCTTACGATTCGCAATATATGGCTCGCGGAGGATAAAAACGTAGTCGATATTCGTGCGGAGATTTGGTGGGATACCCAAAGGATATTGCATTGTGATGACTAACATGATCTTCCAATGACGGCCGTTCATGAAGAGGAGGCGCATCATCACGTCCTTCGTCCATTTGTTATCATACAAGCAGTCATCCAATACAACGAACGTCCTTGGGTCGATGGATGACTTTTTATATGTATCCATTTCCTTTTTGACTTGTTTTAGGACTGCTTTTTGGCGCTTGAGAATATTCTCAATAATGGCAGTATTATACGCATCATGAATGAATAGTTTTGGCACATGGGCGGCGAAAAAGCCGTTGCCCGCCTCCGTGCCGGAGATAACAGTTCCAATCGGAATATCTTGGTGGTGAAACATCAAGTCCTGGACGAGGAAACTTTTACCGGTATCACGACGCCCGATGAGAACGATAACTGGACCCTTATTTTCATCGGGGCGAAAGCTGATGGCCTTCATATCGAATTTCGCGAGCTCTAAATTCATGGCGAACTTGGTGATACAAACAACGGATATTTTTTTGCGATGATTTATACGAAGAAACATGAATGGGGTGGTGGTGGTATGTCATCGCCCGTTTAAAACCGATATAAAACTTCTATCGATCAATCATATTATTGTATTTTAGGAGAAATGACTACGACTACGACTAAGACTACATCGAAATTTCAACTACACTACCGAAAACATAAATATACACCAGACAGGATTGAATCTGCGCTATTGTATGATATTCAAAATTATATACCGATCTATTCTAGATTTTTTTGTATCAACGAAACCAATTACAACGGGATTCAGTTGAACCAAAAGTATTATCTACAAAATGTTATTGAACATCCTAGACAAATCATGGGAGAAACAACCCGCAATGACAATCTCTCTACTACATCTCTAAACCATTTAGAAACTGTAATCGGAGATGACGCTGGAAATACAACGAATGTTCCTATATTTGTAAAATACTCGCCTTTATTAGACCCGATACGGTATTTATCTGGGAAATATGAACCGTTGACGGAGGCGGCGGGGGCGGCGGCAAAATCGTCACTTCCTAGATACAATTCAACACCGGAAAACTGTGAAGAAAAAATGCTGAATACGAATAATTCATCCTATGTTGATGGGTTTTTCTCGTATTTGACAAGTCGTGCTCTTCATACACATGGTATTGTTCATGGATTAGACTATTATGGAAGTTATCTATGTAAACAACGCGAATTTTCAACGAATGTATTCGACGATATTGATTATTTGGCTGACTGTTCCTTTTTTAATACATACGAAAATGAACGTTTTACGATTGATTACTCGCAATTTGGCGATGATGAATCTAGTATGCGTGATCATAAATGGTTGAAACTCCGAAATAAGTTGAATCCTGTATTGAATAAACCTATTTCGATTTTAGAAGATGATGTATTTGATTTTGAACCAACGGTTATACAGTCGTCATCGTCATCGTCGTCGTCTTTGGAAGCAGTATCTCTCGATGTCGTAGAAATAAATGTTGATAGTTTTGACTCAAGAAGTGAAGAACAACATCAAGAAGTGCTGGAAACAAAGATAAAGAACGCAACAAACGGAAATAATATGAGCGAAAGTAAACGAAATGACGATAGTAATGATGACAGCGACAGCGAAAGCGATACATCTCAGTCAAATTCATCGTATACGACGATTGACGACGACGACGACGACGCAAAAAATACCAAAAGTGAAAACAATAACGTCGACGATGACAATACTGAATCGAACGAAAGTGACTGTGATGACGGAACACATGAAACAGATACAACAACAGAAAACAGCGACATGACATCCTATACAGATTACAGCGATGACGAACAGATCATCGTAAAAATCAAAGACTTTCCAATCCAAGCAATTTTACTTGAAAAATGCGTGAGCACACTCGACCATATTATGATGCGAGACGAGCTAACAAAAGAAGAATGGACGTCACTCCTGTTTCAAGTCATCATGACGCTGGTCATTTATCAAAAGATGTTCGCATTCACACACAACGATCTTCACACAAATAACATCATGTTCATCGAGACTACAGAAGAGTTCATTTACTATCTATATGATGACCAGATTTACAAGGTTCCTACTTATGGTCGCATTTTCAAGATCATCGATTTTGGCCGTGCGATCTACAAATTCCGCGGAGAGCTGATTTGTAGCGACAGTTTTCATCCGAAAGGCGACGCAGCAACCCAATACAATTTCCCGCCCTATTACAACCCGAATAAACCTACAGTTGAACCGAACTATAGTTTCGATTTATGCCGTTTCGCTTGCGCGCTTTTCGACTATTTCATTTATGACCTGCGCAAAGTAGAGAAATTGTGTAAATCAGACCCGATCATTAAGTTAGTTGTAAAGTGGACAACCGACGACAAGGGACGAAACGTCCTCTACAAATCAAGCGGTGAAGAGAGATATCCGGATTTCAAACTGTATAAGATGATCTCTCGTTCAGTTCACAATCATATCCCCGCGAATGAAATCCATAATCCGCTCTTCGACGAATACAAAATCACGTATAAAAAATACAAGAAACACGCAGCACTCGCGGCGAAGTTCTTAAAAGACGGTAAAAATACGCATATTATGATGAATGTGGATACGTTACCTATTTATTCTGATTCAGATACATCTCACGATGCGCTGGAACTCCATTCTTTGCGATAAACTCGATATTACGCATCGTCCATCCCATGCTACATCCAGAATGTCCAGTTTCCATATGATCACCGACAAGCGTAACAATCCGATCATCACCATAACTGAACATAAAACCCCGATCGCTAGGAGGACTGTAATTTGACAGATATTTCCAAACGTTGATTTCTTTCTCTCGAACCCCAGGTAATTGACCGACGCGAATAATCGAACGCATTCCATCGCGAATCATGTCTTCCGACCATTTGTCGTTCATGTATGACAAGTCGCACGCATTTACAGCGTCCAACGTAAGAGGCCAATATTCTTCGTCCTTTTTAGAAGGAGGGACGCCCTCCAAATGAACATTCACGGTAACAGATTCAGGGGCAACGACGGCAGCAGTAGAGTCGGCAGAAGACATTTAGATAATGTATCGTAATGTGATGATGCTTTATCGTAATATAAACATAACGATTCAATTTTATCTTTATGTTTATGGTATTACACAGTAAATAAGTATTTGAATTATAACATAAAGTACGTTATTTACATATTTATATATTGAGATTGTATATATAAATGACACGCGATACAATAACGATCGACGGTGTAACCTACGACATCACCGAATTCAAACACCCCGGTGGAAATATCATCAACTACGCGAAGAATTCTGCGGATGCGACCGAGGTATTCAACGAGTTTCATCATCGGTCATCTAAAGCGAAAAAGATGCTGCTATCACTCCCGCGTTATGATGATTCATCTGACACGACTCCAATTCAAACACTTGAAGAACTCACGCCTCGCCAAAAAGAAATGACGGCGGATTTTCGAGAGATGCGCGCCACACTCGTCGAGCAAGGATGCTTTGAACCTGACTATATCCATGTCTATTTTCGTTTATTAGAAATCGCTTTTTATTTTGGTGTAGGAACATGGCTTGCTTCTTATAACATTTATGCGTCGATTATCTCATTCATCGTATTTAAGACCCGATGTGGTTGGGTCCAACATGAATGCGGGCATCTTAGTTTTACTGGATCACGTAGGGTTGATCGCGCGATACAAACGTTCATGATGGGATTTGGAGGCGGCGTAAGTTCATCGGTATGGAATTCAATGCATCAAAAACACCACGCTACACCCCAGAAAATCAAACACGACATTGATCTAGATACAACGCCACTTGTTGCTTTTTTCAATCGCGCATTTGAAGAGAATACGAATGGGAAAACAGCATCGCGGTTTATGAACCGGTGGTGGATGCGTTTTCAAGCATGGACGTTTTTGCCTATTGTCAATGGAGTCATCGTCCATCTATTTTGGACGTATTACCTTCACCCAAAAAAGGTTTTTCAACGATTATATTCGGCAAAATCGAGAGAAGTATATAACGAAACCGCCTTTGAAGCGGTATGTATGACATGTTCTCATCTCTCGTTGCCCCTCATTTTCTATTCTGGTGGAGCAAGTGGAGGCGGTCTATTATGGTGTTATTTCATTTTGATGGTCGTGAATTTCTGGAATTTCATCTATTTATTCGGTCACTTCTCTCTTTCACATACATTCACCGATGTAATTCCGGAAGACAAACATCTCTTGTGGTTTGAATACGCATTAGATCACACAGTAAACATTTCTACTAAATCACAGCTTGTAACATGGATTATGGGGTATCTTAATTTCCAAATCGAGCATCATCTGTTTCCGTCGATGCCGCAATATAAGAACGCAATTGCGGCACCATATGTTCGCCGATTTTGTGCGAAGTGGGCCAGCGCTGCGGGTTTGAAATACGTTGAACATTCGTATACAACGGCATGGCGGCTGATGTTATCAAACTTGAACCAAGTTGGAAAACATTATCATGAGCATGGTATTCTGATAAAAGGTCATGAAGAACACGTGAAAGAAGAACTTCATTTGGATTAAAATCCTGGCGTATCCACAAATACAGCCGGCGCACCACTGCCGCCTGCTCCACCACCGCCACCGCCGCTACTAATATTCTCAAACTGGTTCAAAATAAAAACTGCTAAAATCGATGACACGCAAACCACGATCGAATCACGGATAAGGACCTTCACCGGTTTTTGGTTATCAGCGTCGACAAATCGCATTTCTATGAATTTCAATAAAAAATATACGATAGCGACAGATGCGCCGATAATCGCTAATTTTGTAGTGTTCAACATATATGATGGTGCTTACGAATATGAATGTATATAAAAACACGTATATACATACAATTTCAATTATTTATTGGTTTTTATACGCGACGCCACGCTAACCCGCCGCTACGATGTCTGGAACGCCATTATTACCGGTGGATAACAAACATAAAATATAAGACCTGCGATTGCTAAAAATACAAAAGAGAAAATGAAAATGAGTAAATCGATAATGAATATATTGTTATACCATTTGTTTTCTTCTTCGTCGCCGTCGGCCATATTTGTAATATATGGCTATTTTTTATAAGTGGTGCGCTTACGCTTACGCTTACGCCAATACCTCAATATCATCTAATAAAGGCGGCGCGTTGAGTTCCTGTATCTCATTCAACGTATGAATATCGAGTGTATCCAACTGAATATCTCCTCCAATATTTAATCGTCCTGAATCGCCTTCGTCGTCATCCGCGTCATCGCCGTAGCCGTCGTCATGTGTCATATATTCGTTCTTTCTCTCAGATGAGTCCGTTTCAAAGGTTCGCACCTCATTCTCTCCGAACGAAATTCCGCTACCGCTACCGCCACCGCTACCGCCGTCATTTGTTATTGATGTCGAATCATTCGAGAGATTAGAACTTCCATTTAATTCACCTACGAAGTCAAGCTGGTCGATTGTAGGCGTCACACCACCATCACCGTCGGCGCCATTACCGTCACCCCCATCACCGTCGGCGCCACCACCGACCCGATCGCGATGGCGTCTTCGACGTGTGCTTCCATGATGTTGACGCCGCCTCGCCGAGAGATTGGCGTCCTCTTCCGAGAGAATCGGCTCTTGCTGAATCACCTCCTCATTTTCGGTGACTTCTACTACGTCTTCGATCGTATCTTCCAAATACATCTTAATCAGTTCCTCTACCGGTATGTTATCGCGAATCGTATTATAGATACACTCCTTCACAATAATCTCAAATTCGCGATTGTTGCGCTGTGTATGAAGCGGCTGAATTCCTCTCTCGAAAATATAGACGTTGGAATATACTTTTCGCGCAGTATTCACGTAAATCTTATGAATAAAGTCAGCTAATTGCGGAATCTTGATATCGACTTTCTTCTGTTTATTTCCAACACGCATCACTGTCATACACTTCAAATGGATAATATGAACACATGTTATCAAATCTTCTAAATATCCGCATGTGCTACGTTCCTTTATTCGCGCCGTCTCTTCCTTGATAATATTCGGGTTCCATTTTGGAACTCTCGAGAGAAGATTCTGGAACGTCATCAAATACTTGTCTTGTTCTTTGTTTCCAACACACAATTTCACAGCTTCATCAAAAATAGAGCGTATACCTTCTTGAATAAGTGGTGTCAGAATATTCACGAGCCGAGACGCCCATTCATTCTTTGATTCATATAGAGAAGTAACCGAATAATCATCCATCGCGCTGGTAATAAGCCTAAAATCAATACTGACCTTACATAAACGAAATATTTTCTAAACTCAGATTACAACGAAATACAATAAAATGAAGAAAATAAAAGAGTAACAACTTTTCGTTTCTAAACTCTTTACGAACCTTATCGAACATGATCAACATTTCATATCTGCGAATATCGTGAATATCTGGATGTTTATGAATAAAATCGATAATATCAAGACCGCAATATCCTTGTTCGTATAGCGAAACGGATAAATCGATAATTTTTTCATAGTCTTTACATGTATATGTATCTTCTGATTCTGGATCACATGCTCCTGCCGATGCTGTAATAGTCCGTCGTAAAAAACTAGGGTGGATAGTTATCAATTCCGAGAGAGTGGTTTCTCTCGGTTTCGTTATTTTATTGGTATTACATACCTTATCGGCTAAATATGTGTGAAGATTAACGGTCGTGGCCGTCGCCGTGGTCGACTCGATAGAAGGATGCGGAATGTAGATATCGCAAAATCGCGAAAGAATAGGTTTCAATAGACTATCTTTATTTTCAACAACAATAAAGAATCGCGTGGAAGAACTAAATAGTTCAATACATCGTCGTAATGCGGATTGTGCGTCGATCGTTAATTTGTCCGCGTTCGTTAAGATAACCGATTTAAAAATCGCACCATCTTTCATGTCGATATTTGTCTTCGCAAAAAACTTCAATTCTTCGCGAATGAACCGAATGCCCTTTCCATGAGCACAATTCGCTCTCATTACATAGTTTTTTATTGCGATTTTATCACCACCGTATATCATGTTAATAAACCGATTTAGTATAAATGTTTTACCAGACCCATGTGTGCCATAAAATATGATATTCGGGATTTTGCGGTTCTTAATAAAAACATCGAGCTTGTTATGAATATTTTTGTGGATGTCTTGTAATTCCGGATTTTCTGTCATGATTACAACGATGGGTTGTAATAATGAATTAATAATGTTTAATTCCATTTCACGGATGAATGGCGATTCTCTCAAAAATTAATCACTTGTTCATACGGTTTTACGTTCGATAATTTTCCTGGCATGTTGCTTTTGCCGTCGTTAGCATTGCTAATACCACCTGCCTCGCCGTCCGTGTAATAGTAATTAGTAGTATAGTAATAATTCGTCGGTCTTGATGCTGCGTAAAATGGTGACTCTTCATCATATCCTTGCCCATTATACATACCGAGATACGCGGTTGCGGCGGGCGTTCCATCTTCATAGTAATACGCATTACGACGATCGGTGCGTTGGTTGCTCGCGGGGTCATTCGGGTCGATCCAGTTACCTACTGTGCGAATGATATTTCCAGCAGCATCGCGAATCGAGCCAAACAATCCAGAGCGTTGTTGTCCTTGTGCTTGTGCTTGTGCTTGTGCTTGTCCGGTAGGACCGCGGATTGGACGACCATAACCACCGAAATTACGAGTAATTCCACGACGGTATATATCGTCTTCGTCAAGTGATGACGTGCTTGTTTCTCTCGCAATATCATCATATTGTGTGCGTGTGCTCGCAAGCAGATTCTTCTCGATCTGGGTTCCATCTGGTAAATAAGTCGCCCAACGAATCACCTTCAGGCAATCCGCGTCGATGCGGCATGCATCCGAACCAGTCTGTCCAGGATTGTTACACTTCCACGGGCATTTACGCATGAGCAAAATATTATTGCCGTCCGCGGATTTGACGACGTTGCCGCTTGCGTCCAAGCGAAAAATATTCTGGCAATTGCCTTCGTTACTTGATAATGTGGACGGTTCAGCACATTTACGCACATGACCATCATCGCCATATCGCCAATTGGCACCATCATACCATGAGTCGGGATGACTCGCGATCAGGCGGTTACGACGCGCAATCGCTACATCATATTTCAACTGTGCGTCCGTTTTCGCTGTTGTAGTGGTGGCAGCACGAAGCGCACGATACGCACTTTCATACTCCTTCTGCGCTTCGATCGCCCAGTTCATCTGGCGTTTCACATCGGAAATCAAAATAGACGATGCTGCGCTAGTTACGTAGGTTGTTCCATCACTCGCGGTTCCGGAGCTTGTAGGTGTGCCGGTGCTAACCGCTGTCGCCGCCCTTCTTTGGATAGCTGGAAATGTGTATTCTCCCTCATCTAAAAAGTTGACGCTACTAAAATTATATACAGCACCAGCGGGGCTTATTGTGCTTGACAAAAATGTGCGTATTTTAATTCCGGTGGAAGATGACTGAACCGCTGTGTCTGGAGTTCGGAGACCGTATACGAATAAAGTAGCGGTTGTATTTGCCACAACAGGATTATTTCCACTCAATATGAATGACGCAAAGGATGGTGTCGCGGTCGTAAACATCAAATTTTGATAAGCAAACGAACTCGAACCCTGTAAAAGTTTTATCTCAAGATTCACGCCATCTAATCGCAGTAAATTCGGAATTTGTATCATCATCATGTCGCCTACACTTAATGGATTCGTCAACGCAAAATCCAACTTAAAGACGGTCTGACTACCAGTTGGTGTTTCGGTGTTCGAATCGTCTCTCTCAACTAATTTTGCCAAAGGGGTAGTTGATATTCTACGACACACCTGATAGTTTGTGTCCAAGTCATACGTCTTATTGCTGAATATTTTAACAATCTTCGCTGAATCAGTTGAATATAAATTTACGGCAACCAAAGTCTGAGAACCCGAAGGTTCGGCGGAATTTTCTAATGTAATATATTGATTGTTTGTTGGCGCTGCGGGTGCTGTTGTCGGTGTTTTTACACCGTTGAGTTCGAGTTCATATGTTGCGGGTCCAACATCAGCGGCGGTTTGCTGTGGAGTATATGTTATTTCACAATTCGTTCCTACGGTTGCGACACTAAGGCCGGCTGATGGAGCTGTAATCGTTTCAATCACCGGCGCATTACTACTATTCAGTTTCATCGTCAAACTCATGCCGGTCGCCGTAGTATTGCTGGCATAAATACTCGGTATCGTTATCTTAATCGTTTTGGCCGGATTTTGACCACCCTTTAAGTTGGTTCCTGCGGTTGTTTTGAAGATGAACCGATATTTCATTACACTATTCTGAACAAATTCACACCGATTAAGAATGACTTTTCCTTCGGTAGCGCTGGCAGATGAAGGGACATTCACATCATGCGATAATGTCATGAGCGACGCTGGTGGTGTAAGGACGGTCATTCCTTCAATCACCCCCGTGCCGTATCCCTCCGACGGCGCAATCCAGCGACTAAACCCGCCATTTCGATATGTGCGTGAGACCCAAACGCTCAACATTATTACTAAAATGAGAACAAATATCACCGTGGTTTTGTCTTGAAATAATTCACGGATGTTCATTTGATGTAGTAATTATAATATTATAACTATAATAATGTTATAAAATTATCTATCGGATAGGCGACTAGAATGAATGAATGAATGAATGAATCAATACGTCTGAAGACTATGTGTATATGGGTTCTGTCTAAATGCGTTCAAGATATCCGGCTGAATTCTCTCGTTCAACTTACCTTCATCGTAACTTTGCGGCATCGTCATCTTTCCATAAATATCGATACTTGGAATCGATGAAGGGGCGTTCGTCATCACCATCGCACGATTATTCACACGGTCGGCGTCCAAACGGTCAATCTGAACATTCGTATTCGAGTTGAAGAGAGACATCGACCCGTGATTCGTGATATTTTTGTATGTTTTATTCACATTATTACGCTGATTATACGCGGCGTTGTATAGACCATTTCCCATACGTGTCGCGGTCCCTCCCGCGCCTCCTAAATAATCAGTGCTGGTTGTGGCACGTTCGGTATCCACAGGAGTATTCTGAGAGATTAAATAACCTGCCGCGGCTTGGCGTTCAACATTCAAGTGGTCAAACCCAACCAATCCCACTGTTGTCTCCTTGATGGTAGTAGGCGCGCGATCGGCCGGATTGAATGTCGCGGTCACCGCAGCAGGAACAGGCATACGTGCATTCTCATACATTCGCGCATTTCCGACCACATTTTCCTTACGAGAAGGCTTGAGGACATCCAACAACGGCGCAACGACAGCCTTAAGCGCGCCATGAATACCGCCCATCTCATTCGGGCGAACAGTCGTTCTATTGTTGTGTGTAAACTTGTAGCTCATACGACCGAAATCGGCCTCTGTCGCAGTATTTCTCTCCGCAGCATAAGGATTTATCATCGGCTTACCGTCATAGGTCTGACGGCGCGTATCTTCGAAATTCTTAGGAGCATACATCGCGCTTCCACCATCTGCTGGAGCTGTCGCACCGAAATATTCTGTAGTCGTCGTCTGACGGTTACTCTCTCGGTCCATCTCGATAGCACGCTGTGTTTCACCTTTTTCAGCACCGGTTGTAGTGAACCAACGGTCTGGTGTATTGATAAAAAATGTGTCGGGCAAATGCTTCTCCATGCGCCCTAAAGTCTCCGTGGTAGGCGCATTTTGGACATAATGTGCGGCAGGTCCTTGGTGACCTTCGAGAGAATATGTAAGCTTCGGGTTCGTTTTCACGCGTAATTCATCTACACCGCGATCAATCCATTTCTCTCGTGCTTCCATTCCTGAATTAAATCCAAGCGTCCCTTGTGCACTATAACCTTGATCCAATCCAGGTCCAACACGCACCTCCTCCCACGGTTTCACATTCGCGATCTTCATACTAGGAAGGACACGTGACTGATAGAAATCATTCTGATTCGGCATACCATTCGGGTGATGCATGTTTTCCTGAGGTCGAAAAAGCGGTGCCTGTTCAGCCTTGCTAATATACTGCGAACCGCCGCCAACTTTATTATCAAGGACGTTCTCATGCATATTCGCACCGGTCGTCAATCCTCGTATTTTCGCGCCATAATACGGCTCCATATTGTTATGCGTGAACGCCATAGGATCGATTTGGGCTCCGGTGAGTGACATAAACCCATCTTTGCTATAATTATCTCCGAACTGCGTGTCTAAACCTTCTCCAACGACGCTTGTTCTAGAAGTTGACCCCGCTATCGGTATAATGTCATTCTTATCCTTTGAATTATCTCGGCCGCGTTCTGCGATTCCGCGAAGTATGCCTACACCTCCAACACCACCAGCAACACCAGCAGACATCTTATCATAATCAACATTATTCGCGTAATATCGATCGGTGTGTGTATTCGGATTATTATATTCATTCACGTTTGTTCCAGTATTTGGGCGAACCACCGGATAATTCGTAACAGGAATACTCATGTTCGGCAAATATCTGGCATTATTCGCGTTGGGATTACGGTAACCTTCGTGCACTACTGCGGGTGATTTCCGGTTCGATGCGATATAAGCTGCTCCAAGACTTCCTAATATCAACGCTATTTCGGCCATTTTATTATTTTTATGTTACTGGTATTATTATATATATTATTCTAATACATATAATATTCTAATACATATAATATTAGAGAATAGATCTAACCACCACGATTATGAAAACAACGCGTTCGTTCCGCTAAACTGACGGATATCTCCGACACCCTCAACACCAGCACCGCCAAATCCTTCGCCTAAACCGCGTTCATTATCGCGTCGTCCTCCAACCATCCCTTCTAGCGCAGGATTACGATTCGATGGATGAACCGCGAAATATGTGTCATCAGAAATACCAGGAACAGTTGTCTGTGAAACAAAACGATCTCTTTCAATAATACGTGTATTCAGATTGTTAAAGAAAGGCATAAACACATTTTCCTGAGGATCGAAGTGAAGCATTTTCCAATTGTCTTGTTCGATGTCACGCAACATCCACGCGGGGTGAGTAGCACGTGACTGTTCTACCGAACTACCACCGCGTGTAGGGCAACGTATCATTTCGTTCGTGCGAGTAGCAACCGATGCCTGTTCATCATGATGATAATTCTCGACTGAATCGCGGTTCAAACGACGCGATAGACCGAATAACTCCGCTTCAACATCGACGGAATTGGTCATAATATTGCCTGCCCAAAATTGCGCTCGAACATATGGGTCTTCATAATAAAGCGGTTTATCACCAGGTCCTGGAACATTCAATCGATAACGCCCTACATCGGTCGACTGTTGAAGTTGTTTTTTGATACGATCCGGGTCGTCATGAAAACGCGTAAATGACATATTATACGATTATTATATGAATGTAAAATAAAAATGGACCTAAAAACATAAGATATAATTCATATAATCTTATCAATCATATGAAAATCACAGAAGTATATGATAGGAAACCGTCTAAATCTTATACAATATGTCTTAACATGATCGTAAAAAACGAATCACATATCATCAAAAAAACGTTAGAAAATTTATGTAGTTATATCGATTTTGATGCCTATTATATTTCAGACACAGGTTCTACTGATAATACGATGGAACTTATTCGCGATTTTTTCGAGAAAAAAAACATACCCGGATATATCGAGCAGGTTGAATGGCGCAATTTCGGGTTCAATCGCACACTAGCGTTACAGATGGCGTTTAATAAAACCGATTATCTCTTTATATTCGACGCGGACGATACAATACATGGTGATTTTCGATTGCCTCGAGTTCTAACACATGACGCGTATCAACTTAAATTAGGCGAGTCGTTCGTCTACATGCGAACGTTGATCGTAAATAATAGAAAACGATGGCGTTACATAGGTGTGCTTCATGAATACATCACATGCGTAGATAAAGAAGAGAGCTCATTTGCGATTCAAGGAAATTATTATGTAGAGTCTGGGCGTGTAGGAAGCCGTAATCAGGACCCCAATAAATATATTAAGGATGCGGAGGTATTGGAGCGCGGGTTCCATGACGCCATTCACGGCGTTGACTGCGATAGCGTTGGCATCGGTGGGGGTCGTGCGCTTGCCGATAGATACGCATTCTACTGCGCACAAAGTTGGATGGATGCTGGACCTGCTTATATCGACAAAGCGATCGAGTGGTATCTTCGTGTTCTCTCGCAAAACAACTGGAGTCAAGAGAAATATTATAGCGCATTATGTCTTGGAAACCTTTATGATAAGAAAGGTGATAAATATCGGTCGATGAAATATTATTGTGCTACGATGGAATATGATGAAGAACGTATTGAAGGTATCGCAACATTAATGGAAAATCTTCGAGCTGACGGAAATCATGTGATGGTGAATGCGCTCTATCATAAGTATAAAAATTATAATAAGTATCCTTCGAATAAATTATTCCTTTCCACTGATAAATATAATGATATTATCGAGTATAATAATTCAATCTCCGCTTTTTACATTTCAGATAAACGAAGTGGATATGAATGTTGTAAAACAATACTGAGACATAATATCATGCCGTATCATTACATGGCGTCGACCTATACGAATCTTGTATTTTACCGTAATTTCTTTGAAGAGGATTCATACCCTGAAATATTACGTTTATTTTTTGTTGTAGATGAGTTTCTTGCGGTCATCGCATCAAAAAACGATAATTACAGCGATGAAGATCTCGAAACATGGAAACGCCTTTTCATGAAAGTGAAAGATTCAATAGTGACTCCATGTGAACTCATGACGATAAAGCATGTAAACAGCGGTGGCGGTGGCGGTGGCATTCAAGAATATCATCTATCACGATCCCTTGATAAATTGCCTTACATTGGCCGAAATATACCAACAATACAAATGACACCCGAAACAAGAACCGCAATCGTAAAATGTAACCGTATCTCTCCGCGTATCATAATTACATTTACGACATGTAAACGTCTCGATCTATTTCAACAAACCATACATTCGATACTAAATATGTGGCATGATATCCATATGATCGATTATTGGTATTGCGTCGACGATAATTCGAGTGAATCAGACCGCGCGATCATGCGCGAAAAATACCCCTGGATCGATTATTATATGAAAACTGCCAACGAGAAGGGGCATCGTAGTAGCATGAAAATCATTTGGAAGAAACTGAACGAATTACGGCCGAATGTTGAATATTGGATACACATGGAAGACGACTTTCTATTTCATACACCCGGTAGTTATATCGAGAAAGCCACCCAAATGATGACCGATGCGCGAAATTCTGGTTATAACGTTCGGCAAATATTATACAATCGTAATTATGGTGAGACCATCGAAGATTACAAAATTCAAGGACACCGTATCATACGTCGGATGAAACATGAACTTGCGCTTCATCAACATAAGAATGTCGCCAGCGATAATAATGATATAACCTATCCAAATTGTCATTATTGGCCGCATTACAGTTTTAGGCCGTCTATTATTGACGTAGATGCAATATTGACGGTTGGTGACTACGATACTCCTAACCAATTTTTCGAAATGGATTACGCCAATAGATGGACACGGCTCGGTTTTTTATCCGGATTTTATAACCAAATCACACATCGTCATATAGGCCGTCTTACATCGGAAAGAAATGATAAGTCGCGACCCAACGCATACGATCTAAACCAAGAAAGTCAATTTGTTGCCGCAACTGCGCTGTCAACCGACCTCAATACAAGCCAAGAAGATGATACAAATAAACCAAAACGATATATTTCGTCGATTCCTTTTGAAGACGGTTTTGGCGCGCAGTATCAACGATTTATTTGGACATGTATATACGCAGAAGAGCATGAAGATGCGGTCTTTGTGTATCGAAGTCCCAAGAAAATCGCGCACAATTACACGGCGGATCCGAATTTTATTCATAATATGGAAAAAACGATGAACATGAAATCCAATTATATTCATTACGACGACGTGGCGAATAAGCATATGATAATTATTCCAGATTTTTACGATGTTTTCAATTATATCGAAAAAAATATGGACGCCTGTATGAAAAGTAGAAGCATGAGCAGAATCAAGGAACACTACTGGCGTAATAAAAAACGAGATACAGAAAGATTACGATTATTTCATATAACAACAAACGAAACATCTACGAAGTATACACACCATCTAGCAATACATATGAGACGCCCTAATTGTGACGATACTCGCCCTAACGGAGGTGAAGAGTATACGAATGAATATTACATAAAATCCCTTTTACATATACGCGGTAACTATTTAAAATATGATGCGAATAACAGGATTCAATTTCACATCTATTCACAGGGAAACCTCGATAATTTTGCGAATATATATAATCACCCGATTATCGGGAAAGACGTGATGATGCATTTGGATGATAATACGGAAGATACATTCATCGGTATGACCGTTGCGGATATACTCGTTACATCTGCGAGTTCATACAGTTATGTTGCCGCCTTTTTATGCGGAGGTGATATCTATTATACAGAATTTTGGCATAAACCATGTAGTTGGTGGAATAAATTAGAAAAATAAGGTTGAGTCATATTCCATTATTATTATTCTAATATTATAATAACGGTATAATAATAAATTACATAATAATACATAATAATACATTACTATAGTATGAATCGTGATCATGATAACAAAGACAACGATGAAACATATAGTGATTCCGATTTTTTAGCCTATCGAGACATGGCAATAAATGACTTTCGTAACGATGAAAAGGAATCTAAAATCCAACTCGTAAAAAAGATGCTTGAACTTCGTCATAATATGAAATACAATAAGCATTTACTATCCGTATATTTGAAAGCAAAACAGTTATTTGATAATATGGTGGAAGAGCACCGATCACAAATATTCTATTTAGAGGAAATATACAGTCACATCAATAATCTCATTCGTGAAAATCATACGAATCCGCAACGTAAAAATAACTTGACATCTGAACTTGTAAAAGATAAAAAACGTATCGGGTTGCTACTTAAAAAGATGCGAAACAGTTATGAAAAACTTACAAATGTGTATACTGTAATTGATGTTACGATTCAAAAAATGGACGAGATGATAGCTTCAATAGAGGAGGCGATAGCTGATACTGATCACCTGGATAGCGACGCGGACGACGACGACGACGACCTGGATAGCGACGCGGATGACGACGACGACCTGGATAGAGACGCGGATGACGACGACGAGGAACTGAATAGCGAAGCGGATGACGACGACGAGGAACTGGATAGCGAAGCGGATAGCGACGCGGATGACGACGACGACCTGGATAGCGAAGCGGACGACGACGACGACCTGGATAGCGACGCGGATGACGACGACGAGGAGCAGGATAGCGAAGCGGAGCAGGATAGCGAAGCTGACGACGAATCCATTATAATGATATATTGATCATTTGTGTTTCTCGTGACATAAGATACGAATAGAATCGTGACGAACGTGAAAAACGGCGTTGTATCAGACGTTTTCGACATATTCTTTGAAAAATACGCAGCCAAAACGTTTTGTAAATCGCCACCATTTCTTCACCGGGATAGAGTATCAACGGTTCTACGATTTCGATCGTAGCGTTGTAAAATTTCGAGAGAATCGCCGAAGTTTCATACATTTCATCTGTCGTAAAATCAAACGTGTATAAACAAATATAATGGTCGTTGATTTCGGGTGAACTCATATTTGAATCATACCCATGAATCATCTTGTTAAATTTTTGACATAACCCTATTTCATACCTAGTCATGAACAAGCGTATAATCGTTGATGTAATTTATTATTATTTATAAATTACAATCAATTTACTCAATTTATTATATTCTTAAAATATATATTATCATTCGCATATTTTAATATTATGTCTACTTTCATAAACAAGTTGTTTAATACACCTTTACTACAAAATAAGTTTGTATTATACGCAAGTTTATTTGTCGTATTAATCGCGCTTGTTCGTAATATATCAAATGGAAATATGAACGCGGTTATTCTGATGGCGTTAGTTGGTCTTCTTACGTCTTACTTTAGTAAGAATATGATTATTATTTTATTGACCGCTTTCTTTACAGTTTTTCTTCTCCAAATGCTAGGTTCACAAGGTGTTATGGAAGGTATGGAGACAAAAAAAGAGACAGAAAAGGAAAAAGAAAAAGAAGGAAAAGGAAAAGAAAAGGAAAAGAAGAGTTCCAATGATAAACCGTCAACTGAAAAGAATAGCGATGATACATCATCTAACGCAGAAACTACTGATAGTGGTAACAAAACACTATCTTCTAAAAATGAACCGAAGAAAAAGACCAAACAAGGCATGGCATCCTTATCGCCCGCAAGCTATGATGGAGAAGACCATGACATCGGCGAAGGTGAAAACGCGCATAGCACAAAGGAAGCAAATCGAATCGACTACGCATCTACGTTAGAAGAAGCCTATGATAATATTGAAAACATCATAGGCGAAGATGGGGTTCGCGGTTTGACAGACCAGACTAAATCACTCATGAACCAACAAAAAGAGCTCATGAATAATATGAAAGAAATGGGGCCGCTTTTAAAGTCAGCTGAAAGATTTATGGGGCAGCTTACAGGTAATGGAGGAATTAAGGGAATCACCGATATGTTGAAGGGTTTCGCAACACCAGGCGGGAGCAGCAGTGCTAAGAAATAATTCCGACATTTACTACGAGTAATATCGTATCTTGTGGTTCCCATTTACCGTCATAGTAAAGTAAACGAAAGGTTCACCAATATACAAACAATCCGTATATTGTAAAGCTCTCTTCCAGTAATCCCAATCCTCTTCGCGTGGAACAATATGCTGTAGCCCTGTCTTCTTAACGATCGAATGATGTATAATAACAGAAGAATTCGATATATGATTGGCTTTACGAACCATATCGAGATTAAGTATCTTATTCTCGTAATCAGGATGTAAAGATATTATATTAAAATCCAATTTATCCATCGTTATGCTGCGATGATTTATCATATACATATTCGTAGTTGAAAACAATATGTTCTTATTTTTCATCGCTTCTAACTGTTTTTCGATTTTCGTTTCAAGATAAAAATCGTCATCGTCGAGAAAGGCGATCCATTCCCCCCTCGCTTTTTCGATACCATAATTGCGTGTCATTCCTTGTGCGGCAGATACGTTATGTTTCATGCGCATATTCACCGGCAAATGAATTACCGTTGTTTTTTCATACTTCTCTAGATCACCTGAATAATATCGTTGGTCCGTTGAACAATCGTTGATTACGATGATTTCAACATTTTTATAGGTATTCGCGAGTACACTTCGAATAGAATGATTTAGCAGTTCGTAACGATTATAGGTTGGTATAATCACGCTCACTAATCCGTGTATGTAATCATCAGTCTGTGTCGTATCTGTCATATCGCGAATATTATAATATTATAATATTATACTAGTTACAGCTTTATGTTATAATATTATTATTACAAAAAATAAATAAAATGTTATAATAATAACAAGCTTAGTATTGCGTTTGATATTATTTATTTATTTGAATACTTATTCCTATGGTTCGTAGATGTCCACCGGGTGTATTTTGTTTTGAAAATGTTACGTTGGTGATAATCGCGGTGATGTTGGTTGTTGTCGGGATTTATGCGCATTCTTATTTTTTTGGCCATCGTGGCGTCCATACCCAGGCTCACGGTCATCACGGTCACCACGGTCATCACGGTCACCACGGTCACCACGGTCACGGCCCAGTATTGATTGCGTCAACCGACCCATTATCCAATTCGTTAGATTTTGGAATCGGTGGGCCGTCGTCTAATCAAGACGTATTATTAAATCCATACGTCCCACCTCTTCGCGAT